GGATCATGTATCTGCTCTTTCCCCTGATTTTAAAAGAGCCGATGTTTTAAAAGTAATGGATAAGTTTGGAATAGATAATGTTGAAAAAGCATATCTGGCTTCTTATATTCTTTTATTTCTGATTCCGAAGCATCTTCAAAACCATGACCTCTCTTAGCCGTAGTTTCTGAATAATCTACTGAGCCTGGAGCGTTATATTCTCCAATAGCTCTTTTAACTGCGCCTGCTTTGTTTAATACTCCTTGTGGCATATTATTGTCCTCCCGTTGGTAATATTCCTGCTAATGGTGATGGTACGACCTCACTTCCCCCTCCTGGTAATGGTGTTCCCCCGCCCGCAGGCGCAGGAGCCGCACCAGGAATAAGCGTGCCCATCTTCCATTTCATTAATCGTTCTGCTGATTGTTCTGGATTCTGGAATTTTAATTTTTCAAATAATGAAATCGGATCAATCGCACCAAGCTCCCATAACCTAAGAGCCTGATCAGCCTCCGAAATTTCGTCTTTAGGTAAAGTCGAGCCGGCTGTTACAATTATCTCAACTCCGTCTTCTACGTCTTCGCTGGAAATAGTGTCGCTCATCATATCATCCATACCCTGAGCTGCGCCCGAATATTTAAGCTTCCTAGCGTCGGTATAATACATCTTCATCATCTGAACGAAGTAATTGCCGATATCCTGCACCGCTCTATCTATTTCACGGACAATATAATCTAAACGGCCCAAATCAGCGTTCTTCAAAAGTACACGTCCTCGCGCAGTTTCTTTACCTTGACGTTCTCCGCGAGTAGTAGAATGAACACCAAATAGGTTATCAAGGGAAGCATTTAAAGAATCCCAGAGCTGGCTCAAATAAGCAGGAAGCGGAGGAGGTGCATCACGTCGCACATTGTTCGGATTAGCCACACCTTTTCCATAAATAATTAATCCAGGCTCGTTCCTAATCTGATCGGCTTCTTCCTTGGTCATTGAATCCGAATCTATAAGCCAAGCGCCATTACCAGTCTTATTACCATGATTAATAATAATTCGAGCCACAACATTTAAAGCATCCTGAATCGGTATAGCCTGTTCGACTAAAGAAGTTTCTGGGACAGGAGACTTACCAAGAGAGAACGGAGCAATTAAGAAATACGGTTTAGAGGGTCTGTCTAAATGATTCTTTTCAACATTATCGAAATTCCAATATGGATTCTTTTCCGTTTTTAAAATTTTATTCTCATATTTCCATGCTCTCCACCAATCAGTCCAAACTTCGTTAATAGTCCATTGTCTTTTATTAATCGGCATATCGGGTTCGGCTGATCCTTCCGGCGCAGACATAGAAGCAAGTTCGTTAGCAATCTGCTCTCCGAAGAAATCCTTAATCTCCTGATAACCCATATCAATCTTTTCAATTACATAAGGAAGCTCTTTAATAAACCGGCCACCGTAATTAGGCAGACGAATACGCTGAGATCGAACAAACCTCAAGCTAGGCTTATCAGTACTGGGGTCCCATTCAGCCTTAAGAACCCCGAAACGATAAATAAGGGCGCTTCGGCTAGCATCTTCGAGTTTTTGAGATATTTGTAATTTTTCATATAAATCAGAAAGCTCCATCTGAACTTTTCTGGCCTTCATCGGTCCGACCTCAGAGACATCAGGTGACTTAGCGATAAACTCCGCCGGCTTAGAAGTGATGATAGGTAAGATAGTTTCTACCGATTCAAATATACGATTCTGGACGAAGTTAGATAAATGCTGGGGGACCTGATCCCGTTTTGTTTGTTTGCCAAGATCATAATCCTCAGATTTCTTTTGAATATTATAAAGAGTAGTATAAAAATCCTTAGACTCGGCTAACCACGCGTTGATCTTAGTTAAAAGCTCCGCATCATCAGGCAGAACATCCAACACGTCTTTCGCGTCTTGAGTGACCGGACCCTCCAAGTTTATTGTGTCTTCCATAATAGGAATTTCCTCCTAGTCGTTTACGCTATGTTTAATTATATCAGATTCCGACATCATTTTGGGATGCTCTGTGTGTATATCACGCAATATCCGCCCTTCTCTCGTAATCACATTCTTGCTTAATCTCTTCCGATAAAGTTCTTCCAACTCCTTCTCATCTCTCTTGACTTTCCGGTCAACTGCATCGTACATTAACTGCCTGTCTTTCCAAGCCTTGTACCAGCGCTGTTTAAATTGCGGCTGATAAGGTTGAAGTATATCGTCCTTAAATATCATTCTTTCCGCCTTCTTTACTAATTCTCTAAAACCACGCCGCTTGGCATATCTTTTATTTAACGACTTAACCTCTTCCTGTTTATCTCTTTCTTTTTGTTCATCAATTAGATTCATCTAAGTCTTCTTTTATTATACCTAATACATCAGAGAACTTCAAAAACTTAATCTCCTCTCCTTCTATTTTAACACTTATTAACAGATATTTGTCAAAGACAACCTTGTCGCCCTCAATAACTTTAACTAACTCATCATCGTTATAACTCACAGCTAAAACCCTGCCTACTCCAAATTCTTCCTTCTTATGGCTCTCCGGAAGCAAAACCTCGCCGCCTTCGTTTTCGTTCTTAAGAACTTCTACAACTATATATTCATTTAGTGGTTCTATGTTTACCATTATGAATTAGTCATCCAGTCAGATTCAGGCTTACCAAACAAGTCTTTAATAGACTCGCCTAAAGGGTTGTACGCCTGTTTGACAAGATCACTACTTTTATTATTTATTTTAACCGAAGAAATTAATTGCATTTTAACAGGAGGAGAAAAGAAGCAAGCAAGCGCGTGACCGATAACAATATCATCATGAAAACCTGGGTCCGCCCCCATCCCACTCTTCTTCGCATCATCTGTATATACAAATGTTTTCATCTGTTCAATTAGCTCAGGCGTATGAACAATTAAATGTTTATTGCGCAGAAGATCAACATGATTATTGATCAAGAGAGGTTTGGTTGAGGTGCTGGTTTTCCAGCCCAATACTTCTTTTCTTTCTTTCGTTTGCTTTAAGAATACCTCACGTCTATAAATATTGCTATAAGTCTTTTTCATATGAGTAAGAAAAGCAACACCCAAACCATTGATTTCGGGAACAACAAGCATACGGACTTTTGTTTTGGCATTTAAGTAATTGATTAATCGCAAAGCTTTTTCAACTAATATATCCGGTGGTAATTGTCCTTGCCAGAACGCAATCTCCTCGCCATCTTTACAATTAACGACGGAGAGAACAGACGCATCGCCTCCGATACCTTCAGAGACATCCACGCCCATCTGAAGCACATCTTCTTTATCTACGTCCTTGTAGATTCTAATATCTTCTAAAAATTTACATTTATCCGCAGGGATTATATTCTTCTCAATCTCACGAATAATATCTAAGTGATAGACATTCCTGTCTCCCATTATAGCCGTGTCCCACTCACCAAAGACAAATTGCTTTTTCCAATAATCCGGATATTTCATTAAGTCGTCTATGTAAGCTTGGCTGAGGTGCGGGTTTTCAAGAGTTGAGGTTTCGATTAATAAGTTCTCAGGTTTAGATTGCTGTTTAAATTCACGGAATATCCATGATGGTGCTGGGTTACTTGTGCCAAAACCTTGCTGAGATGTTCCTGCTTTACGGAGCCTGCCTTTGAGGGCAAGGAAGACCGGCTCTGCCACATCCTCCATTTGGTCAATAGCAAAAGCACCCAAGTTTAGAGAGCGGATTTCCTTTTCAGATACCTTGTCCAAATGACGGAATAGAATTTCAGAACCATTAATAAGGACAGCTTTTCTTTCCGATTTAACAAAATTAGATATATATTCTTCCGGACATAAATCAAAGAACTCCTTTTGTACCGTGTCTCTTAGGTCCTGATAATGCTGTCTACCAACTAGAATAGCGTTCTTGGGATATTTCAATGCTAAATAAAGAATCTTTAATTCGAGCGCGAGCGTTTTACCGGCACCAAAACCACCGCTATAGAGAGCGTACCGATGCGCCTCATCCTTTACAAAACGATGCTGTTTAATAGATAAATCAAACTCTTTCAGAATTTCTCCTGTCTCCAGATTACGGAATTTTAGTTTTTTAGTCGGGATTACGCCCATAGGAAAAGTAAAACCCAAACCCCTCAACCGTAGGTTGTCCTACAGTTAAGAAGTATGTCATGTACTCAATCGCGCCTAGTGAACGATTGAGGGGTTTAGGTTCTTGTGTAGCTTTCGCTTTTAAAACATTCTAAACTTGAATCTTATATTATTGTCAAGAAAAACAACTACCCAATTATTCTCCTGGGAAATTTTAACGATCCTTCTTTCCTCCGGTAACATTTTCTCAAATTCTTTTATAGTTAAGTAATACATCTATTCTTCAATTACTAACTGGATATTAGAACCCGAAGCTGTAACCTTTTTAGAATCCTTTGTGATAACACCGGATATTTCTAATAGCTTGGTTGCAGCAGCTAAACGCACACCATCATTCTGACTGGTCGCAGATAACTGTTTTATATTTTCAACTTCATGTGCAGAATCAATTAGTTGCACAACTTCTTCTACTGTTTTTTTATTTATCATTTATTTTCCTCCTCGTCCTCATCCGGTAAATACGAATCTTTACTATCAATTATAACAACTTTCTCTCTGGGTGCAAAGGCTCTAAGCGGATTTTTTTTAAAATTAGAAAGTGATTTTTCTCCCAGTACCTTAGGATTATCTGATTTATCCTGTCCATATATAATGAGAAGAAATCACATATATCCATATGGGGGATTTAGTCTATCCGCCTTAGGGAATAATACTTATTATCCTTGTTCTAAAATAATTCCCATTGCTAATTCCACTATAGATGTTTGGGGGGGAGATACATATATTTCAGTCTTTGAGTATATGAGAATACTATGGGCAGATGCATCAGGAACTAGTTTAGCTGATGATAGGATGGTACAAATAGTACAGTGTCTAGTAGAATCTAAACTAAATTTAAATTATACTGTTAATGATAGATGGACTTATTTTGATGATGGAACCCAATTAGATGTAAATACACAAATAATAATATAAGTAAAAGTTTTAAAACGGATAGTGCTCCGAGAATGTACTGTTGTCTTATTAATATGTACATTACATGTTCCACTGTTGTTTTTAGTGCAGTAGCCATGGCAATAATACCACTTCTAACATCCCGGTAAATTTCTTTAAATAGAGAAGAAGTGTCTGCATAGTTTGTAGCATTTACTGTTCCAGTTTTTACTGTTTCCATTGCAGTTTTTGCATATGAAACAGCAGTGTCACCTGCATTTTTTACAGTAGTGACAAGGTCCTGTTTAGCTTTTTGTTCCGGAGAAGCAATACTCGTAATGCTAAAAGATAGCATTAAAATCAGTAGAAGATTTTTTAAAAATTTCATTTTGTTTGTGTTTTTGTGATTTATTAATTAACGTTTAATGCTTTTTTAGCATCTTTAAAAGGAAAGGCTTTAATGGTTCGTGTACTGGCATACTTATCCATTCTATCTGCATCAAGAGAACAA